ATGTTTTTAGTATCTGTTGGATTAGCTATTATATTTATCCAAACACAATCCTCTAAACATTTAATTAACCTTTTAGTTCCTTTTAAAGAGTGAGACCAACATGGAGCAATATGTTCTACAGTTTCGTTGTCAGCTTCCACTATAACTTTTCCAGACAATAAAAACCAAAAATGATTGGTATGGTGTATGGCACTTATGACTATACTACCTGCCTTCATTTTCATCTGACGCATATATAATCCATCAGAAAAATTGTTTGTTATTGGAAACTCTTCATTATTAACTAGATTTTTACCATCACCAAATGTATTTTCATTATTGCTTTCAATAATTACATTTTGTAATACCTCTAGTTTCTTTATAAAATTAACTGATAACTCATTATTCATTTACATCAAAGATACTAATTTTAAGGAAATGATTTCATTACTTCCGACTCAACCGCAAACAACTCAATTGCACTTGTGTTATTATTGGTTAATGTAAATACTGCATAGTGACCTAGTATACCATGAGACTCAGCAGTACCATTCTTAATAAAGAAATAATATACAGGTGAAATTGGAGGTAAGTTTCCAATAGGAATACCTAACGGGTCATTTGGTGGATTAGTTATAGTGGTATCTACTACTAAATAGTTGTCTCCATTTTGAATGTCTTCAACTCGATTTGTCACCTCGCCAATTAGCGTTACTGAAGCACCAATCTTTGTGTATATTAAATCTCCAATACTTAAGATAGTTCCTATATTTACAAATGGTGTTGTACTAAAATTAATTTGAACGGCTGCAGGATTAGTAACATCAACACTCACGTTGCTACCAATGCCATTAGCTGACCTTAAAGGGTACTGTGCAGAACTAGCAGGGTTAGAGTTTGCAGCTCTAAGATAACCAAAATAACCACCTTCTTTTATAATATAATCATCCGCACCAATAAAGTTACCCAACTGTTGATCACTATTAACTCTTGTGTCCCAAGAATCATCTGACTCTAAAGCTAAGGTTTTAAATATTTTATTTGTTAAAGGCTCATCATTAAATACAGATGTCATTATAGACGCATAGTCTGCACCATAATAGTTGTTTCTCGTTTCATTAGTATTATGCCTATAAAGTTCGCCTTCTTTAAAAGTATAAAAATAATTGTTCATACCTATCATCCAATCAGGATAGTAAGTATAAAAAGATGGAAAACCTTTTACTCCATCATCATATGTTAACGTATAATTTTCCATATTACTTATTATATAGGGTTACAATATTCAAGGTATATAATTTGACCATTACCATCTATTTGTAAAACAACATCTCCTATTTCTTTTTTAGAAAAAGTACCATTACCTACATAAGCATTAGTTAACTGTACATTAGTAAAAAGAAAATCACCAACTAAAAACTCGTCATCTTGAGCATATACTGTAATAGGGAAATTTTCGATAGCACACGCATCTACTACTGTACCCGTATCGTTTGATATTTGATAAGGTGAAGGTACAAATGGACACGTTGAAACAGATAAAATTTGACCATTACTATCTATTTCTAAAATAGTACCTCCATCTTTATTTAATTTATAATAACCACCATCACCTACAAAAGCAGTAGTTAACTGTTCATTAGTAAAAATAAAATCATTAAGTAAAAACTCGTCATCTTGAGCATATACTTGATTAGGATAAGTTGTGAGATCACACGCATCTACTACTGTAACTGCAGAGTCAGTTAAAAAATAACGTGAAGGTACAAATGCACACGTTGAAATAGAAACTATTACTCCATTTGAGTCAACAGTAATTATTTTTTTTGCAGAAGCAAGGTTAATGGTATAATCACCTGCAGGAACTAAACTTGCTCCTGAACTATCTTGTGTAAAAAATTCATGTATAGCAGGATTACCTAAAGTTCCTCCAAGGTTTGGCACATTATAATAAGTATTTGGAAACAATGTTGTATTACAATCACCTCCAATATTTGATGTTAATACACCACTAAGTTCAATAGGACAATTAAGATTTAAATCCCAAGCAGTACCACTACATGGACCAAAAACTTCTAATAATATTGTGGTATCTGAAATACTTAATACAGGAACAACTAATGTGCAATACCCTGGTCCTGTTGCAGTAAGTTGAACATCTCCACTTGTTCCCGTAACAACACCATCTGTAGCATTAGGTATGATTGGAAAATCAGCTATTGCTATGTCATAAATAAATATATCTTGATTTGTATAACCACCACCATCTAATGTATTACCTATATTACAATCAAAACCTGCATTTCCAAGAAAAGTAAAGTTTGAAGAATTATTAGACTTTAAAGAACCATATGTAATACTTGTTACCTTGTTATATACAACAGAGTCATATATAGCTCTTAAACCATCAGCTACAGTTTGTGGGTTAAAATAAACTATTAAAGCACCTATTGCTCCTCCTGTAGAAAAAGATAATTTATAAATACCTGAATTTCCTCCTGCATCTATATTCTCATCACACCCTGCTAAACAACTATCGCATATCTGAGGAGGTAATAAAGAACAAGATTTTTGTTCTCTAGAAATTTCACCATCAGAATACCATCCATCAGTAGCACAGATTGTTAAGTCAGAATCTGTAAAGATTTTAGTAGCTGATGCTAAAGTTGGTCCGTTTAAATAATAATTTCCTGATGTAGCCATGTTAATTTTTTACACTAAAATTTAATAAAGTGAATATAAATTTATTTTTACTAATGCTATAAGAATATCTAATAAAAGTTATTTTACCTAATCTAAATAAAATTTCAATTATATCCCATTTTTTAGCATTTGATTTCCAATTGTTTATATATTTCATAATTATTTATTTTTATTCGCAACCACAACAAGAGTCTAAATTATCAATATCCGAATAACATAACTCAGCAAGTACAGGTTCTCTATAATCATATATTAAATACAAGTAATCACCATCCGAACCTGAAGGCATAGTAAATTGTGATAAATATGTAGATGGTGAATTAGAGTCATCAACCACTAATGTTGTAGACGCATTTATTAAATTCTGAATAGCAACATTTGTATTAGCATATAACGTACTGCTTCTTAAAAATCTAAAGTTCATTGGTGGATTAGAAAATACAAAGTCATCTGTAGGTGCGATTTTTTCGGATATTATCGAAACATTTGCTCCATCTGCAGGAATAACACCTGCTCCTTGAAATCCTAATACAGAACTATATTGAGAAACAATAGGAGAAAACGTAAGTGATTTTAATTCCACCTGGCTTTGATGTAAAGGAGAAACAAAACCTCCATCAATCCACCTATAATTGTTATGTATAAACTGACCTGCATCTACATTATCAGATACACATACTTGAATTATCTCTATTTGATTAGCGTTAGGACACGAAACATCTACTTCTAAATCTGCGATTACTGTCCCTGAGTTTGCAAGAAATGTTATTTCTACAGTATCTGTTAAAACAGAATTTTTGTCAAACGCAAAAGTATTAGAACCTTGAACCACAGAATTAAATGAACCAATTCCATTATATAAAATTTCTATAGTAAGAGGATTTGCCTCAATAAAATTATTTTCAACACTTATAGTTACCTCACCAACTAAATCTCCAACATTAAAACATAAAGATTTAAGGTTAGGAAGATTGTCGCTATTATTAAATTGAAAAGTTTGGTCTACACCACAATCAACACATTTAATTTCGCTAGGTAAAGATTCATTGTTTCCTGAAAAAACATATTCATCCATGTATGGGTCATACCCTCCAAGTTTTTGAGTGTTTGGGGATTCTATAAATCTATCTCTAAACCAAGAACGCATACCTGCTTCTGAAATTACAGTTAACTGCTCATTAGAATAAGCACTACCTTTTAGTTGAATTAAAACTCCACGTTTTTGATCAGAAAAATATTTATCATATCCGTATACTGCAAAGCTTTCAGGATTAAAACTTATTCCAAACTCTTCTAGTCTAGCTATTTGCGTTCCTAATACTTCAGGAACAGACGTTATAGAACCTCCTACTGCAGAGTCAGATAATAAATTTTTACCTGCCAAAACATAAGATATTTTGTCTTCTTGTAAAACCAACACATCAGTACTTCTTGCAAATAATTTTTGTATTGGTCCAAACGATTCTTCAGTTCTTTTAAAGTTTATTAAACCTAAATTAAACTCATTTAGTTTATTGACATTACTTTCATCATTGTATATACCACTATAAGTAATATCAGCAAAACGATTAGCCTGCCTATAATCTTCTGCAGAAGTAGTCGTTACTCTGTTTCCTAATAGTAGTGGTCTTCCAACTAAAGAATCTCTAATTTTATAACTTTCAACTCCGTTACCAAAAGAAAAACAATTAAAAAATGATGTGTCTATAATTGCAGGTTGAGTTAATGTTTGAGACTGTATATTCCCTAAATGAACATTTTCTACAGACGTAGAGCTTATTATTACATTTGAAGGATTACTAGGTGGTGTAGATGCCGAAACAACCATTGAACCACAATCTCCATTTACGTTTTGTATAGATTCATCTGGGTCAAGAACTATCTGTTCTTGAATACCTTGTAAAGTATACTCAAAAGCAATTGGGTTTGGCTCTGCTGCATTAACACTTAAGTTAAATAAACATCCTTCTTTTACAATATCAAAATTTTCCGACCCTTCAAACCATACATCAGGTTGAGCATCAACAGGTTCAGTTTCAAAAACAATTGTGCTTTCTGCCCTAAAAATTTCAAAAGTAACTATAACAGTTGACCTTCTTTTTTTATTTCTTCCACAAGCTCGAGTCCCTGAAACAATAAAACGAATTTCTTGAGTAGAAGGGTCTTTAAACCATTTGTAAAAATTAGTACATAGTTCTGGTGTAATACCATAATTATTAGAAGGTGAAGTAGCAAGAGTTGATATGTATTCGTTTTCTACATCACATCCTGTGCCACCTACTTCTTGTGTTCCTGTATTTAAAATATTCTGAACATTATCTCCATTCCACCAATCAATAATATCATCATAATCCTGAGATGCAGTTAATGTACTTTCTAGATTATATCTTCTACGCTCACATCTATTGTCTCCTTTTTCAGGACCTCTTCTGCTAAATTCAAAATTTATATTAATTCTACTCCCTGCAGGAATATCTAAATTAGTAAAATTATTAGGAGAAGTTTCTTCACCAAAACCTTTATACGCTAATACAGGGTAATTATCATGTCCCTTTGCAGTATCTGATTGTCTCCCTGGCAATATAAAAGGGTTATCCCCAAGAGCAACAGAAAAATCCTGAGCCTTTATTTTCATATAAGTTCCTGCAGGAATAACAATATCTTCCCCTTCAGAATTTTGAGGAGCAGGGTCTAGAAAGTCTGCCTCTTTAGCTTCTTTATCTAATACTGTTGCGTATGCACATCTAAGCAAAGGACCTAGAGTATCTAGCTTTACAATATATCTATCACCTGATTCTACTTTTCTTTGATTTTCACCTTCTAATAAAAAATATGTTTCATTTGTAGTAGGGTCTGTAAAAAATATATTTGTATAAATAGTCTCATACGTGTCTTGACTAGGTTTTATAGCAAACTTATATTTTGTTGCCCAATACGGAGGTCTTTGCTGAGTAGGAATAGAAACTCGCATATAATTTTTTAATTCAGAAAAACCACATGGTACGTGTTCACTATTATTAGTGCTAACTAAAGCAGTAGAAGACCTATTAAATTCATCCATATAAATAATACCTATCTCATAGTCTCGATTACTATGTAAACTTTTAGTATCACTTATTGTTTGGAAACTAACTTCAGCAAAATTCCAATTAAAGTATTCATAAGAACTTTGAGTTGGAGTAATAACATCATCAACTCGTCGCATAGCAACAATTTGAAAACCTATGCTTGATGAGCCAGGAGATGTAATAATCTCAATAGGCTGATTAGCAGCAGATATTCCACTTTCATATTTTGTCCAACTCGTTGGTTGAGAGGAATCTAAAATATTGGGTGTGTTACAATTAACTAAATCAGTAAACGTATTTCCTTGACATGATGTTTCTTCAAGAGGGTCTGAATCGTAAACAGGTTTTATGTTTGATGTTGTTCCAACTTTATCTTGAAAGTCAGCACTTATTGCTAATTCATAAACACTATTAAAGTCTTGAGGTAACAAGTAACTCCATACAACTGTAGTTTGAGTAGTTGTTTCTGTGGGATTAGTAGCACCTGAAAAAGAACTGTGAACAAAACTTGCATCAATACCTATAAGTGCTCCTGCAACTAAATCAAAACCATCTAAGTTAATTAAAAGTTGAGCATCAACAATATCTACTATAGAACCAAAAGAATAACTTCCTTCGTCTGTGGTATCTTCTACTGACTCAAATCCTATTTCTTCAGAGATTAGTTCAGTTTGAAACTCTAGTCTTACAGGTGAATTATCAACATCTACAAGATTGTAGTTTTCAATATAGTTACCATACATAATTCTATTGCCCATTAATGTTTGAGTTTTAGCTAATAATGGAACATTATCGTAAAGTCTTAATAATTCAGCCTCTGGAAGTATAGTAAATATTTTACTGTTTCTAAATGTAAAAGTATAATCTGTATTGTCAGCAAGACCTAAATCTGATTTTTTTAATTTTTCTATAACTTTAATTACAGTACCACTACTATCTTTAAATAATAAATCTATTGCAGTAACTAAAGGACCACCTGAGTTATATGTTATGATAGCAGTATTAAATCTGTTTGTTACTCCTTCATTAAGGTACGACTCTGAACTAAATTCAAAAGGATTTGTGTTAAATGCTGCATCTGAAAATTGTGAAGTAGCTGAATACTGGTCATCTTGATACTCGTACCTATAAGCAAAAGAAATAAATCTTTCTTCTAAATAATTTTCATCACCCCCACTTGTTGTAGTTAGTTGAATAGATGGAGAACTATATGGTGGTTTTTTTATAACTAATAATGACTCTTCTAATAAACCTGCATTGCTATTACCATCAACTAATGGTGTGCCACTTGGATTAGAGTAATTACGATTTATGTTTATAAATCTTGGTGCATTATAATAATCTGTCCAAAATAATAATCCATCAATAAAATTTACTCCTGTAATAAGATATTTTTCATTAAAATTTAATACAGTTTCAGTAGGCAAAAGACCTCCCTTAGAAACACTTATAACATGATATATTAAAGTTTGAGTGACTGTATTAAAAGAAACAATTAAATCTAACTTTCCCGTTGGACTTATAATTCCAAAAGTTGAGTCATGAATAAACCAATATATTGTTTCATTTGCTCCATCTTCATAAGCTCCAATACATTTTGCATTGTTACTTAAAGATTCACCTTTATAAGAAATAGAGGTTAACTTTGTATTCCCTTTAGAGTTTTCTACTGCTCCTATTTCAGTAGATTCTGAAGACCCCAACCTAACATTTACTGCGTCAATATATTGTCCGTTTGGAACTAATCGTTCATCAACGGACTTATTCATTTTACCTGCTATAAAGTTTCTTTGAAATGTAGCCATATTACTTTATCCACTTATCTTTACCTCTCAGATTCATTAATAATCTTCCTGGATGTATATTGCTTAATCTTATTTTTGCGTTTCTTAGAAGTGCTGATTTAGCTTTTCTAGCTCTATTTACAACATACTCTTGAACACCTAACTTAGAATTTAATATTTGATAACTAATGTATGCATACACATAATCTTCAAATAACTTATTTACAGTTACTTGACTATCATCACCATTCTCCATACCATCAGATATGTATTCTAAAATACAACTATTATTTGCCATAGTAGAATCAAAGTTTATCACACCTGCTTTTTTATCAATCCTAAATGTAGGATTAGAATTTGCAGTTTCTGTGTTAAGACCATATCGTGCTCCTATTTCAAAATTAAAATACCAAAGTCCTTCATACTCATAACCCAATAACCCATTGTATGGGCTTAAAGTGTTTAAATATATACTAGGTTTTTGACCTGTAATTCTATCAAAATCCAAAGGTGAGTATTCAGGTTGTAAAGCCTTACCATCTTGGTCAAATAATATTCTAGAATCATTAGCTTGCAAGTAAGCCTTAGAAGAATTAACTTGAATGTTTTCTACCACTGGTCTTATAACACCATCTTGATAGTAAGATATTCTAACCCAATTTACATAATCAGAAGGAAATATAAACCTAAGTTCTTCTGATAAAGTAAGTTGTAAAACTTTCACCTCTTTAAAAGCATCGTAGTTTAACTCTTGTATTGCTCTTTTAGCATGAAATAATATCTTATATCTTTCTTCATTGTTTACCAATGAGTGATTTCCTGCATACATTAACTGATAGTTTACAACTATATCTTTTAATGAAACATATTGGTATGACCCCCAATTAGCATTTTCAGGAGTATCACCTCCGTTTTCATAATATTCGTATTGGCTAATATATGACATATCTATTTCTCGCTATTAGTTTCAGCAGCCTCTGTAGCTCCTGCATATTGAACAACCTCTGACTCTCTTATTGAAACTCCTGCGTACTGCAAAATTTTCATTGTTAAGTCTGTGGCATCGTCTGGAAACAATTCAAAATCTTGGTAGTCTAGCTGCGTTTGGTCAAATACAGGCTCGCTACTTGTGCCTAAATCTACATAAGTCCACTTTGGTGGATTAGGATAACGTATGTATTGACAGTTTACTGTTGGTAGTGCTACTGCTAAAGGATATACAGTTGCAATATTACCCTGTGTAGTATACGCAGGAAACATTGTGGATGGAGCAGTTAAAGGAGAACTATTTAATAGTAAAATTTTACTTTGTTCAATCCTTTCTAATTCTGTACCGCCTATAAATATTTTATTTATTAAATAATAATCAGACCCTGTTGTAGAAAGAGATGGTAAAAAAAAGCTATCATTAGAAGTACCATTTTGAGTTAATGGTGATGTTACTGAAAAAAAATCAATAACCTCTACATAACCTTTTTTAAGGTCAGCATAACCTGTACCTGATGTTCTTTGATTTTCTTTATTTATCTGATAATTATAAGCATAGAAGTAGTCTTCAAACAAATCCATTTGAGCTTGTTGAGCATATAAATTAAAATCTTGTGGAGAAATATATCCATAGTTATTTTTATTTAATACCGCTAAAACTGTGTTTCTAATATCGTTTATCATTACAACTATTATTTACACAAATATAGTTAAAAAAAAAAGAGGACTTATTTCTAAGACCCCTTTACCCAGCTATTACACTTAACCTACTAAATAATAAAAAGCCGATGAAGACATACATATTATTCACTAAGATAATAAATTAATTTAATTTTCCAATAAATTTTCTAAAAACTTTAAAGCTTCTATTCCATCATCAGATTGAAAGAATGAAGATAATATATACAAAGGATCTTCGCCAAATGGAATTGTGCAAATCCTTGTTTTATTAGTTGATGTATTATACCAAACCTCTTTGTTTTTGTTTCTGTATTTTATTAAGCCTTCCTCAAAAAACCTATGAACAGTTGAATTCAGTTTTAATACAGGGTCATTTATTGCATTCATAAATTCAACAGGTTCTCTTTTAGCATAAACTAAAATATCCCTTTTCATTTCGTCTGTACTAATTCTTGATGGGTCTTTAGAAAATAAAACTCTTGTTAAGGTTTCCAATTGCAACAACGATAAAGAACGTGCCTCAATCATTGCATCAAGCTCAATATTAATAGTTTCAATAATTTCTTGTGCATCTTTTGCTTTATCAAGTTCTTTAAACTTAACTCCATTATGTGGATGAACGTGTAAAAACTTTTGTAAAATCTGATTTGACTTTGGAACTCTTAAGAATCCATCTTCAAAAATAACAGGCTCTATAATTGCGTTGCCATCTTGTTCGTCTACAAATGGTGATTTTTGATTTTTAGCATATCGAAGTTCACGATTTGTTTCTGTTTCCTCGTCAAAATGTAGTAATGGGAAACGTCTAGTGTGTTTTGTTGCAAGCATAAAAGATAAAGGTGCTGCATTCCTTGTTAACTTGTAGACCTTGTCTACTCTTTGTACTGTAGTTTTCATTTGATATAATTTAATTTAATTTATAAAAAAGGAGTCTCTTTGAAGAGACTCCCTTTAGTTTTAATTGGTATTCTTAATCTTGGAAGATGAAGAAGTTGTTTGCACCTAAAGTACATACTGCTCTTTCACTCAAGAAGTTTACTTCCATTGCATCCAAATCAGATGTTTTTGCACCACCTGCTGAACCTGTAATCCACGTTTTGTAACGTCTGTCTTCAGTTTCTGAAGCTCTATACCTAACATGTAAGAATGGTCTCTTAGCGTTTTTACCAAGAACTTGGTCGTAAACAGTTGTAGAACCTGCAGGAACTAACAAACCATTAATACTACCTGTACCATTAACACCACCACGCATAGTTGGGTCGTTTAAGTATTTCCAATCAGACTTGTAAAAATCGTAACCTCTACGGAATCCTGTAAATCCTAAGTTTAAAGCCATCTCTTCATCATTGTCAAAAAGACCATAAGAAGTTCCACCTGCACCATAAGAATTTTGAGCAGCTAACATATCGTCAATGTCAAATCCAAAGTCTCTGTTGTTGAAAATTACATTTTCTTCGATAGAACCTTGCTTATCTAAACGAGAGATAATTGCATCAAAATCAGCTAATGCATCAGGATTTCCACCAGACCATACATTACCTCTATTTTGTACTACATAAAATACACCTTCAGAACCTTTGTTACCTACTTGGTCAGAAGTGTTTTGAGTTGCAGCACCAGAACCTGCTTCTGCAGGAACTGCTTCAATCATTGAAGTCTCTAAATAGTCATCGTAACGTAAACGAGTTTCATGCTCAGACTTTAAGTACCATAGGTAACCTGAAGCTCCATTTTCAGTTTCTACTGAAACCCATCCGATTTGAGCCATATCAGAACCTGATACTGCATACTTATCTTTGATGATAATTGGACTGTTTTCAAAAATGAAATCATCAGACTCTAAAGAACCTTGCATTCCGTTTGTTCCTTTTCTAAATTCAGAACCATAAATAAAGATACTTGCATCAGCATTTCCTAACCCTGTACCACCTGTATAACCTGCAGCATCATAAAATGCAACAGTAAATTGGTTGTTAGCAAGGTCTACTGCTATAACAATAGCTTTAAATTCTCCTGAACCATCGTTGTTTACAACAACTACTGTTTGACCAACTCTAATTGCAATCTGAACTGTTGCACCAGAACCTGGTTGCACAGTTGAACCTGCAGGATTAAGTGTGTCATTAATTTGAAAAATTGCTTCTCCACCTGCAACTACTGCTGCAGTACCACAATCTACATATTTTGTATGTAATCTTCCTTGCTCTGCCCATTTAATAAGGTCTGAGTTAGAAGGCATTTCTGCTCCTACCATTCTAATGAATGAAGAAATTGTTCTGTTACCATAACGCTCGAATTCTTTTTCGTATGTGTCTGGTAAATACTGATTTAAAAAGTTGAAATCTGTAATGTAATTTGATGCCAAAGGTGTTTGATGCGAACTTGGTTGCAAATCAAAACCTGGTGCGGCTTGAACTGATCCTGCCATAATTTTATTGTTTTTTTAAATTAATTATTTTCTTTTAATACTTTTAATCTTAAGACCTCTACCACTATCTGTGTTTAAAGCCTTAAACTGTGTTCCTCCCTTGGTACTCACTTCAGGTGTTTTGCGTTCTGACATATTTATATTTTTTGTCTTACGCATTACATCCTCTGTGGCATTAGATTTACCTTGCTCATAAAAGAACTTAGCAAACTTTTCAGGATTCTGTGCAATTGCTACACTTCTATGAAAACCTTTAGAGTCTTTTAAAAAACCATCATCATCTAAGTATTTGGTTGCCCAACCACCTGGATTTAATGCACTCTTTTTTAATTCATCTAAACTAGATGGAGAAAATGTTATTGTCTCTTCACCCATATTAAATTCAAAACCTTTGAATTCAGGTGTAAATACTTCTAACGTTTTAGAGTCATAAAACTCTTTTTTTCTCGTAGTCTCTTCTTCATAGGACTTTGCATCTGCAATATACTGCTTATAACCATCCATTTCTTCGTTAGATACATTTGAAGTTTGCGTTCCACTTGACTCAAGTGGTTGCTTGTACTTCTCTTGCATTCCTTTGAAATAATCTTTGGCTTTAGCAATAGCTTTTTTCTTCTTTAACTTAATTTTTTTTATATCACCCTCATCATCTAAATCTTCATCAAAAGAATAGTCCTCCATTAAGGTTTCAATATCCTCTTTATCAAGACCATCTTCAGTAGCGAATAAATAATCTTTAAGTAAAGAATCAGGATTAAGGTCATCAAAGTTTTTTTGTAACTCTACAAAATCATTAATACCTCTACCTGTATCTTTTTTATATTTAAAGTAAGCAGCGACATCTTCAGGTAATTCTTCCTGAGTTTCTCGCTGACTCATTAACTCATCAAATGAACTAATGTCTTTATTATATCTTTTTCCAATATATGAAAGAACGTCTTTCTCGTTTAATTCAGCAGGCTCTTCAACTTTTGGCTCTTCAGCTTTTGGCTCTTCAGCTTTTAAACTTTCTTCATGCTTGTCTAAAAGTTGTTGTTCTACCTCTTGAACCGACTTCTCTTCTCCTAATGTTACCTCTTTTACTTTGAATTCCATATGATTAAATTTGATTGTTACAAATATAAGTAAAAAATAATATTGTTTTTAAGCCCTACCTTGGGTTAAACTCTGAAAGGTCAAATCCATCAAGACTATCTTCATTAGATTCAAACCTTTGAGGAGGTAAATTATTTTTTCTTTGATTGATTAATCTTGATTGTTCTGTGTTTGCCTGAGATATTCTATCTGCCTTAGCTCCCTCTCTTTGAGTTTCTCTTTGAGACAATGCTTCAGAATCCATGTCTCGAAGTTGAAGGTTGTAATTAAACTCTTCCTGCATTAACTTACTTTTTAATACGGCTTCATTATTTTGTTTCTCAATTTCAAACGCTATTTCAGCTTGCTTTAACTGCATTTTACCCTGCACCTCAGCCTGTTGTTGTTGCATTACAAGTTGCTGACTCATTTCTTGAGACTTAAGAGCTTGTTGAGTCTGCATAGCTTGCTGCTGCATAGCTTGTTGTTGTTGTTGCTCTTGTAAAGCTTTACGTTTTACTTTAAGTAATTGATTAGCAAGTTTAATATTTCTAATCTCCCTAATATCAATTGCATCCTCTAAGTTTATATCACCTTTAGATAATGCCATTTGTATGTTAGACTCTAACTGAGCCTTCTGTTCTTCGTCAGGAGCTATTTCAATAAATATTCCAAAGTCATAAATGTATAAGTCTTTTATGTCATTAAGTATACTAACATTATACTTACCAATAGCATTAGCAAAATCATCTTTAAAATCAGCATATTGTAAAATATCTGCAATTCTATAAGTTATGGCTTCAGATAAACTTCTATAAAGATATAAAGAGCCATCAAGTATATGCCTTGTAGCCACATTAGAATTTAATGCTGCTAGTTTTTGTAAGCCAACTAAAGAATTAGGATCAGGATTAGAAGCATCTCTAGCCTCATTTAAACCTGTTACCTGTCTAATCATTCCTAAGTAATGATTATAGTTAGCAATAAGCATCTGTGTTTTACTTGCACCTGAGCTTGATTGTAATTCTTTAATAGGAACTTTACCTTGATTATACTCTCCATCCTGCGTATAACTCCTACCAATAACAGAACCTGTTTGAAAATACATACGTAATGCATCCTCTGGGTTGTATGCTGCTCCTGTTCCTAAATCTATCTCATTTAATCCATCAGCATCTATGTATACACCATCAGGTACAACTTTAGCAATAACTTGTTGTAGTTTTAAATGTGTAATTTGAATTAAATCAGCAAATGGTATCATCCTTCTAGTCAAGGATTCAATACTTCCTTTATACATTCTTGGTGCTACTGCTACATAATTTGGTAATGCGTGTTGCTGAGATGACTTAGGTCTTACCATATTTTCAGCAAGCTCCCATTTTAAAATAATACTTGTTCCCATAACCATGATACCATCGTACCAAACATCTATGGTTTTTTCTATTTTTTCAAATCTACCCTCCTCCATCATTTCGATAGGTGGATTGAATTGGTCATCTTTTTCAATAATTTTTGACCCTCCATTCTCTAGTATTCTTTTTTTATACACGACCTTTTTTGTGGTCTTATAATTAAAATACATAAGAGTAACTGTGTCTTTATGAAACAAGTCATTATCTTGAACTTGAGATACATTATAATAATCATACCAAGACTGAGAATATTTAGATATCTCTTCTAAATCCTCATTGGTTAAAGATTGGTCAATCTTCATACACTCTGTTATTGGTATGGTTTTAATTTCACCCCAATAAAAACAATCTTTAAAATGTGGATCTTCTGTATAACTATAAACAATATTAGCAGGGTCAACATACTTTATTTCAACTCCTGCTCCTGGTAAAAAATCATGCTTTGCACAACCTATACCTAAGACTGTTAAATCATAGTCTATTCTTTTTCTAGTATCGTTATAATGGTTTTCAGTAAAAATAGTATTAATTGCTGCCTCTTCAGCTATCTCTATAGCAGGCTTATATTTTAGCTGCATATATAAATTTAACTCTTCATCAGTTTGAGGAAGGTCATCAGGATTCATAACAAATGGGTCTGCTCCTGTTTCTTTTTGAACAATTTCTAGAATGTCTTTTGCTGCTGATTGACCTTGTATCATGTCTTGATACTTACTTCTTTTTGATTGAGACATTGCATCTTCTGCGTATGCCTTAACATCAAACATTCTGTCATTCATTCCATTAACAACAACATCAACAAACTTAGGGATAATAGGAACGGGTGTCCAATCTAAGTTAAGATAACTTAAATCTCCATCAACTGAAAGTTCATTTTTATATTTAGCAACAGACTGTTCACCTCTTGCATAAAGACGAAGTCTTTGAAAATCTCTTGATTGATTATAAAATCTACAACTATTTGAGTCTTTTTTAAACCACTCATATTGAATAGCCTGACCTATTTGCAGTCCAAATTCATCTGAAGCTTTTTCAGAATCAGAAACAAACTGACTTGGGAAACCAATAGATGAGATATTTATCTTTACGTCTTTCATTTATTTAATTATTTCACTACGATTTCCTTTGTTACTATATCTAGCAAAGTTAACAATAATATTTGATTGTTTTTTTACAGGCTGATAAAGGTGTCTTTGACAAGCCATTATAGCTAATCCTGAACTAATAGATGCATCAAATTTAGTTCTATTACTAATATCAAATTTTGCCCAATCTTCTAAAGTTCTACTAAATGGCATATATCCCATTTCATCAGGACCAATCAAACCTACTTTACTTTCAATGTAAGACTCAATAGCTGCTGCGTGTGCTTGTTTTACCGCCTCACTTGAGTTAGGTATTCCTCCAAGCTCTTTCTCTGTCTTAGATAGCTTGTTTTTAAGTTTGTCTGGTCTACTAATGCTAAAGCCTCTGTACCCCCTATTTTTAAAATGATACAACAACCTCGGCTTATTGTTCTCTACCAATATTGGCATTCCATAAAATACACAAGCCATTAAAACTTCTTCAAAAAATATTTCTGCAGTTTGAGGTCTGGCAACATACTCTAAAAAAAACTGATTGCTTGGTGCGTCATCCATGTTGAACTTTGTTAATCCATGCAAAGCACCATTAGAAGCACCACCTCCAACTGTTCCTGAAATATCGTAACTATCACAACCAAAAGCACCTAAGTGTTCGTTTGAAGGGAAAAAATCTCCTCTATGATTTTTCTTATATCTGTTTTGTAAATTCTTTTGAGGAATCCATCCCACTAAAAATCTACCTCTAGTATTAGGAGTCCATATAACTTCAGTATCTTTAATTCCATTTTTCCAAGAAAATGAACCCCTAGTTGTATGATGCTCTTTTATTAAAGAGTCATTGTAATCTATCTGTTGATATATACGAGTAAGATTAAACAAAGACTGTTTACTTTCATCTCTAAATGCATGAGACTCTGTTCTAGGAAATTGTCTGTAAAATTCATTTAATGCATCAGCATCATTTTTTAAACTATCAACCTCATTACCCCAATACTCCACAACATCATCCATTGGCATACCATGCTCATCTATATATCCCTCAAAGTTCCACTCCATTGGAATAAATAAAGAGTACATTCCGCTTTTTGTTTGTCCATTGTTACTTCTTTTTTTAGGATCGGAATCGTAGTAAAGTTTTTTAAACTCTTCCCCACCTTTGCTAAGTGCATTAGAAGTTGAACCCATCATACATTTACCAATAATTCGCCTACCTAATCGTAAACAAGTCTTAGTAACACGATAGTTATTTTGTATATTGTTTGGCTTAAGCCATTTTCCACTTTCATCGTGTGCTAACAATAATAGCTTTTCCCCATCATAAGAGTTGTCATCTGTATTCTTCCAATCAATCGTAGTATCAAGACCCTCCATAACATTGTCATCTAGGTCATACATATTTTTTTTTGTAATCTTAGAAGCAGGAACTCTAAATGCTAATTCTGTTTTAGGCTTATCCATACCATCCTGAACAGGCTTAAAAAAGAAAGGATAGTTTCGTACAATTGGAACAACCTTATCTGTAAACATTTTTTTAGCATCAGACCCAGACTTAGAAAGAATTCCTATACGAGAGTTTTTAGATATCGTTCCTATATTTGCACACTCTTCGGAAGCCATGTATGAAAAACCTGAACGTCTAATTTTTAGATATATCATTCCAAAAGAACGTGGGTCTGCTTTACAAGCCTCCCAATAGATATAAAAAACTCTGTTTGCTTCTCTAAAATCAGGATATCCTACATCAATTTTTGTCCATTGAAGATACATATACTGAGAACCTGTAATGTATGTAGGCTTATTATTATTTACAAACCAATAACCTTGATCTCTTTTATCAAACTCTTCTTCAATATAATCAACCCATTGTGCCTTAAAAGTATTTGGATGTTCATTCCATTGAAATATTGATTGAATTTTATCTAAAACTTTCGGAAGCTCTTTTCTGTTCCATTTGTTTGTGTCTCTTTGAAGAGACTTTGGAGATTTAGGCAATCCTATTCTTAATCCGTTAATGTCGTATATTTCTCCAATCTCTCCTGTTTTGGATATAATAACTACATCATATTTTTCATCGTAACCATATTGCCACGACTTATTGTTGTTCTTTTTTTTGAGTATACCTTTAGGGATATAATCTTCTAGGACTGTATATAAATTATGAAGACCTTCGTTCTGCAAATCCTTGTTTTGTATCTAGTTTACTTGGACCTCGTTCCTCGATTTCCATTAAGTTTTTTTCATTCTCTATTCTAGTCAGTATATCAAACGCATCAAATATAGCTAACTTTTTAGTTGCTGCTGCATTTTTTAATCTATCTGCAGCTAACTCATCTTCATTCTCACCATATTTTATAATATCTTCCTTAGCTACTTTAATTAGTTGCTCTACGGCTTTCATCCCTGCCTGAATAATATTCTTTTTTAAAGTTTTTGAGTCTAGTGCCATTAGGATTGTATTTTATTCTTGGTCTTTTTTTTCTTTTAGGTTTGTCATTCATAATTTTATTGTTATTTGATGATCAAACATTCTGTAAAGTTTCTCTCCATCAACCTCAAACTCATATTCACTTTCTGGCTTAAAACAAATTTTATCTCCTTGATTTACATTTTGAGAGTGTAAGTAGTCATTAGTGTATTTTATTTCACCAACTAATGGTTCTTCATTGGTATTCTTATATAGATAATAATCCTCTGTATCTAAAGGCTTAACAAAACAGTATCTACCATGAGTTTTCCAATCTTTACCATTATGATATAAATAAAATTGATCAGGCTCTACAAAAAACAAGTTGTCTTTAAAAAAACTTCTACCACTTTTTCTTCTTCCATACATATCATTATAGAATTTAAAAACATTGTGGTGTACCAATAACTTATCTCCTACTTTTATAGGACCATTGTATACAATTGGTGTGGCTATCACTTCAGCTATCCTATTGGAAGCCATGTGATTCTCTTCAGATGTGCTAGTTATAAAATCTACGTCACCTATTTTTTTGGTGTTGTTGTATCTTTTATCATCTAAAGGCTTAGTAATGAATAAATATGGTGACCTCATTAGAAATTAATATTATATTCAACAGATACAGGCATACCTACAAAATACTTCCAACATACAATTTCTTTGGTATAAGGAGACTCAATCCATATTTGAAAAGAATTTAATTCTTCATCATATTTAATGTGATGTATAATATATGAACCTTTTAAAACTTCCTGACCTACAACATAATGCATAGCACCTCCTTTATAATCAGGACCTACTGCTATCTTTCTAATATCATTCATTTAATTAAATTTAATTTATAACAAATATAGTTAAAAAAAAATACCCCTGAATTAACAGAGGTATTCTATACGAAGGGGAGATAAAAACTAAGGTCTCTACGAAAGAATACCTTACACTAAGGTCTCTACGAAAGAATACCTTACACTTAAACTCCCCAATATTTTAATTTTGCGTAATTACTCTTGAAATAGATGCATTATCACCTATCGCTATTTGATACTTAACTATATTATTTGTTCCTGGTGTTCCTTCAGTATCTGTTTGATATACTAAATTCACAGAATCTGACATACCTCCAATTATATAAGGCTTTTGATGATTTGTATTAGTCCATGATGGATTAACAACACCTATAGCAAACCTCATTAATACCTTGTAAGAAACTCTAACACCTCTTATATTAGAAGGTGTTAATGAGTTATTATGTATATTAAAAGCTCTAGCTAATGCTAGTGAAGAACCATTAGCACACCTAAGAGATAAGTCACTTGTTGTTACAGGAAAATTAGTTAATTCTGTTAATGGGTTATTATTGTCTACTAAAAACTGTAATTTATTAAAAGGAACTTCAACATAAGCGGTACTTCTTACTTTAGAAAAATCAGTAATTAAATCTTGTGTTCCTGCAAATTTTAAGTCAGAATTAAAATCCCATTCTGTGTCTATTCCCCTGCTATATGTTTGATTACCTGCACCCCAATTAGTTCCAGGAAAATCTAATTCCATTCTTTCGCCTCTTTGATGACTAGGATGGACAAACGTTTTTCTTTTTAATTTATTGCCATTTATATCACTATAGTATTTATTTTTAGAAAACCTAAACATAAACAAACGAGGACTTTGATTCATCCACGTTTCATTTGACATATTAGGAACAGAAATACACAACTTTGTTTTAGTTTCTGCAGTAGAAACAGTACTTTTTAAAGCATACATTTCAGGAGTTGGTATCACTCCTGTGTAAGCTTTTAGTGAGTCAACTGTAATATTTTTAGTTGCATTTTCAGGAGTAGAATTAGCCTGAGTAATAACTATCTTATCGCTTCCCTGCGGAGTTACTGTAGGGTATGTATTTATTTTTGGCATAAATATTTTTTTAAAGAAATAAGTTAAACATTTAAACAAAGATACTATTTTTTATTTTTAAAAATTGGAGCTAGTTTATCTACGATTTTTTCTCCACTTCTACCTATAACGTAACCTCCAATACCTATTTCTAGTAATTCCCAAAACTCTGGTTCTAGAACAGGTGTTATTAAGCTAGTTGATAGTTGTGATATAAATTTTGTATATATAATTATAAAACCAAATGACAACATAAGAATAGGTCTCCAACTTCTTTGTAACCAATTCCCTTTTGCTTCTGCTAGTATTATTTCAGTTTGCATTTTTTGCAACTCAAGCTCTTTTTCTTTAAGAACTTTAAATATTTCATTCTTAGCTCTTATCCTTTCCTCATCGCTAGTAAACAACTCGTCAACAACATCTCCGATTTGTTTAAATACTTTTGTACCAAAAAACTCTAATATTTTTTTCATTTTAAAGGTAAGAATTAAATATAGTTATTGTTGTTCCCTTATCTTCCATATCTTCTAATGATTCATTAAACCTTTTAAGAGCATCTCCGCTACCTAGTGTGTCATAATATCCATCATTATTTAATTCACCAAGATATGTGCCTGGTGCAATGCATCCGTTAATCTGGTCCCACATATTTGCTACATGAATCTTACATTCTGACCTATTAGGAACATCTTTTAATTCCCATACCATTCCAAACTTAGGAGAAAGCTCATACACTAATGGATAAGTTCCTGTTGGTACGTTAGACACATTCCTTTCGTTATTTCTATCACCCCTTTCAATACAAGGACTAATATAGATAGGTTGACGTAATTCATCTAAAACAATTAAAGAACCTGTAGATTGATTCTCATCCATCCATACTCTTTGTAAAATAACTTTTTTATTCATACTAATAACTCAATTACTTGTTGTGATTTTTCAAAGTTTAAATCTACATAAATAAAAGTATCTGATATTGCGATTCTTTGAAAACCAATTTCTTGAAGCAAGTATATTAAATGATATCTATCAAAAGGGTCTGTACAAGATATATTTGCAGATAATTCTTTAATATTTATAACAATAGGTTTGCTAAACTTTTCTCTAACTTCATTAAGCATTTCAATAAAAGTTTCATCCATTATTTTATTATAAAAAAAACAAGCGGAAGTTCAATTGAACTAAATGACTAATTTCAGTTTTATTAAGTTAACCGCTTGATTTACTTTTCTTTATTTTTATTTTCTAAATAGTTAATATGAATTCTTTGTGAAGTATATATTATAGAGCCAATTAGTAATACTATCTTAAGCAATGCTTCGATTCCACTAAATGATGCTACTAAAGCTACAGAGTTTAATAAATAAATTTTTATATCGGATATGGTCATTTTATTAAACATCTTTTTTAATGTATTCGTACTTTATTTTAACATCAATCAACAAATAGTTATTTTCAAAAAAATAATATGTAACAGTTGATTTCATAAACAAAGTTAATAAAATTATTTTTTATCTAATTACGGGTTTCCCGTAATCTCATCATCAGGAAAAGGATTTATTCCGTTAGCTATTAAAACCTCTCCCCATTCAATCTCATTATCATAATAATCTATTTCTGTCCAATGAGTTTCCATACATTGCTCAGGAGTTATAAGACCATAAGCCATTATGTTTTCCCTCGTATTATCCCAACATATAAACCAAATATCATTTGTTGGATAACATATTTTTGTATTTTGTAAAGATTTTAATTCTGACATTTTATTATTCTTATTTAGATTTTATATTTTTCTTCTAGTACTACCCATTTTCTATATTTAGCCAATCTTTTAGCTTCTTTTACCAACTCAAAAGGTTTTCTCCTATGATGAATTGGTATTACATTCATTTCGTATAACGCTAACTCTGTAATAACTTCTCTTTCTTTTTCGTTTAAAACATAGCCACAATAAAGATTTAAAAATCTCATATTGTTTATAATTGGTTTTGACATTTTGATTTATGGATTTATATCTATTCCGTTTAATTCTGCCGTTGCTATTTCTGTGATTTCTGTTTGAGTTAATTCTTTGTTCCAAAACCTAACACAATCTATATTTCCATCAACACTATTTGCAACACCATCAAAATATTTACCAATATAAACAGGGCTTGTGCCATTTTCCATTGCCGTATAATTTCCTCCAGTTGTAGTACCTACCTCAATACCATCAAAATATAATTTAACACCACTTAAGCTACTACTAGCATCATAAGTTGCAATAACAGAATACCAAACACCTATGGAGGGTGTTATAACATACCTTCTAAATAAAGAACCACCAGAACTATCATCAAATAATCTAAAATCAAAATTACCACTATCATAAGCTATTTGATATTCCCTTATGCCATTTCTTTTTTCTATAATTTGTGGTGCTCCTAATGAATCAAACCTTATTAATAAACTAATACTAAATGGAATATCACTTGTTCCATTTCCAAAACTTAATTCGTTAGTGTCTGCAATTTGAACATCACTTGTAGTACCATTAAATACTCCAGTTTTTCCTACAAGTCCACTTGCATAAGTTAAATCAGTTGCAGTTCCATTATTAGTTCCTACTGTATCTAAAGCATTATCCTCAAATTTATATTCTGAAATAATATTTTGTAAAGGTATTTGTAGTGGTAATATACTATTTCCTGCGTTTTCTGTGTTATAAATATCTGTTACCTCTGATTGTGTTAATTCTCTGTTTTTCCAAATATGAAACTCATCAAGTTTACCATCAAACTCACCTTCGGTAGGTATCCAACCTTGTGAACCTATATTTAAGGATGAAGGTGTATCTACCATATATAAATAAGATCCTTCATTATTACTTGTTGTCGGTATAGATACGCTATTTATATATGGTTTTATACCACTAAAAACAGAACTACCATCATAAGTTATAGCTATATGATTCCAATCACCAACAACAGGTAGAAATGAAAATTTTGCAGATATGCTAACATTTTGAAGAGATTGACTATATAAATTCATATATAACTCACCATTAACATAGCTAAAAATATATTCAATACCTTCATAAGTTGTTTTAGAAAAAGGCACTACAAGGGCATTTAAACCAGGTACAGTATCAAAGTTTGCCCAAAAGGAAAAACTAAAAGGTAAATCATTTGCGTTATTTGTAAAACTAAAATCACTACTATCTGCTGCAACTGTATAATCATCTGAACCATCTAATTCAGCACAATCAGAAACTTTACCGCCTGTTACACCTGCAGTCGCATTTCCATTTGCAGTTAAAGGATTGTTTCCCGTATAATCTGAAAAATCAGTATCAAAAGAATATGATGCTACTAGATTAGTTGTATATGGAACAGGTACTGCTCCACCATCAGTTATTGTCCAACCAGAGTTTATTAAAGAAGTCCTTGCTGCTTCTGCTGCTCCTCCTGAAGTATATTGTGAATTACCAAAATTAACAGTTCCACTAAAAGTCATTGCACCTTGAGCATCCCAACCTATTAGCAAAGCATCGTAATTGGGAGTTGATAACGTTATACCAACACCGAAACTTACTAAAGAAGTTACTTGCGTAACAGTCCACCCACTAATATCTTGGTCAAAATTAGTAGCCCCCAAGAACATACTGTTCATACTACTAAATTGGCTAGTATTCCAACCTGTTATATCTTGATTAAAATTAGTAGCAAACCTAAACATGCTAGCTGCTGTAACAGGCGTTGTAGTATTTAAAGTCCAACTGCTTAATGGTTGATTAAAGGCTGTACATGACCTAAACATATCTGTCATAAATGTAACGTTTGATAAATCCCAATTAGCAACACTACTATTGAATACTCCACAGAAGAAGAACATAGCTGTTAAATTAGTTGCACTTGACATATCCCAAGCACTCATGTCTTGATTAAATACGTCACAGTTGTAAAAGCATCTATAAAAATTAGAAACTCTTGAAACATCCCAGTTACTGAAAGATTGGTTCATTGCTCTGTTGTCAGAAAACGTTGTGTATAAATCATCAACTAAAGATGTTGTTACCCAACCATTTAAATCTTGATTAAGAACTATACAAAGACTAAACGTAGCATAGAATGATCTAACATTTGAAACATCCCAATTATCCATTGGTTGATTATAAGCATAATTATTATAAAATGCATGTTTCATACTGTTAATATTACTAACGTCCCACTCGTTTAAGTTTGTGTTAAAAGATGTGCAATCCCTAAATATTGCTTGCATACTTAAACAGACTGATAAGTCAGGTGTATCGGTAGCTGATAAGACATCTAAGTTTGTACATCCATAAAATGCATTTAACATACTTGTCCAAGCAGTATCCCCCCAACTTTTTATATCTAATAATTTTAATTTATCCCCGACATTGGCAAAAACAATTTTACCACTAGCAGCAGTTACGCTAACATCATAGGTTCCTGCAGTTGCGTAAGTATGTGTTTGTGCATTTACAACACTAGTATCTGTGTTCCCATCTCCCCAATCTACATCATAAGTTCCAGTCCAAGGTATTGTGAATTGATCAGAATTACTAGTACCTACATTATCAGTTTTAACACTTATAGTAAATGGAACAGGTACTGCTCCACCATCTATAATTCCACCCCATTTAGCTATAAGACTTGTTCTTGCTGCCTCTGCTGCTCCTCCTGGTGTGTATTGTGAATTACCAAAATCTACTGTGCCACTATAACTCATTGCTCCTTGTGCATCCCAAGCTATTAGCAAAGCATCGTAATTAGGAGTTGATAATGTGACATCTGTCATAAACTGTTGTAAGTTTGTTACTTGGGATATTTGCCAACTGCTTAAATCCTGGTCAAAAGACGTACAACCTTGAAACATAATAAACATATTAGTAACACCACTAACATTCCAATTTCCTATATCACTATTAAAAATTGTACAACTTTGGAACATACGCTCCATATTTGTAGCACTACTCACATCCCAACTACTTAAATCATTATTCCACGATGATTTATTATATAAAAACCACTTAAAATTTGTTACACTACTTACATCCCAACTACTTATATCTCCATTAAAAAGAGGTACATTACTAAACATATAACTCATATCTGTTACATTGCTAGTATTCCAACTACTCATATCACCATTAAAATTTGATGCCTCTCTAAACATTGCACCCATAGATGTTATATTACTCACATCCCAATTATTTAAATTAGGAATAGAGACTAATGATGAGCAAAATCCAAACATTCCTTGTAAATTCGTAAAAGGACCAACTGGAACATCTGTTGCTGAAACTGTAGTAAGTAAATTATTATAAGCAAATGCAGATTGAATAGAGGTTGTACCACCAAAATTTGTATTACCCCATTGTTTAACTTCTATTAACTTTGATTTATCAGGTGACTGTTGTAAAAATAGTGCTGGGAAAATTCCACTAATTCTTATATCATAGCTTCCTGCACCACTTGGAAAAGTTAATGTAACATCATTGTCAGTTGTTAGACCTGTTAATGTTTGACCATCATATTCAATATCATAATTATACCCAATGCCATTTTTAACTTGTAGCGTAAATTGGTCATCATTACTTGCTCCTACATTATCAGTTTTTACTCTAAGAATAAGTGGAACAGATACTGGTCCACCATCATTAATTCCACCCCATTTTGCTATAAGACTTGTTCTTGCTGCTTCTGCTGCTCCTCCTGATGTGTATTGAGAGCTACCAAAATCTACTGTTCCTGAGTAAGACATTGCACCTTGTGCATCCCATCCTATTAGCAAAGCATCGTAATTAGAAGTTGATAATCTGACATCTGGCATAAAATCAATAAAATTGGCTACTTGAGTAATACCCCAAAGAGATAAATTTTGGTTAAATGCTATATTTTTATAAAACATTTGACGCATATTAGTTACATTACTAACATCCCAAGCACTAATGTCTCTATTAAATATAGTATTAATTCCAAAAGTGTTACCTGAAAACATTTGATTCATATCAGTTACACTACTCACATCCCAAGCACTAATGTCTCCATCAAATGCTGCAGCATCAGAAAACATACTATTCATATCCTCAACACTACTAACATCCCAAGAATTTAATGACTGATTAAATAATGGTGCAGCAGCAAACATATTATTCATATCAGTTACACTACTGACAGTCCAAGAATCTAAAGGCTGATTAAACACAGTAGCCTCCGCAAACATATATTCCGTAATCTCAACGCTACTGACATCCCAAGAATTTATATTTTGGTTAAATGCTTGAGTATCTTCAAACATACTTGCCATATCAGTTACACTACTAACATCCCAAGAACTTATATCTTGATTAAATGCGGTAGCACTCGAAAACATACCTGCCATATTAGTTGCACTAATAGTATTCCAAGTACTTATATTTTGATTAAATGAATTTGCAGAAGCAAACATATAATCCATATCAGTTACACTACTAACATCCCAAGCACTAATGTCTCCGTTAAAAAATTCTGCTGAGTCAAATGCATCCGACATAATAGTAACCTGACTAACATCCCAATCAGGCATCATTCCATAAGGAACTACATCAAATAGTCCTGTAACAGGTTCTTCTGCTAAGGCATCATTTACCGCCTGCTGAAAAGTTGCGTCTGTTAATGGAACTTTTCCACCACCACCACCTTTAGCACCTGAAGAATAAATTGCGTTTGCTATTGCTATATACATTCTACCAAAGAGCTAAAATTCCTGAAGCACTTGTATTGGTTGCAAAAACTTTTACCACATTTACAGGTAAAAATGCTCCATTTGGAAATCCTACAAATACAACATCATCACCTCCTGCGGTTAATACTCGTAAATCACCTCCTGTGCCTACATATAAAACACATCCATTATTACCTCTTCCGTTTTCACTAGAAATACTTGGAATATTTACAGTATCACTTGGAGTGACTAAAGACGCTCTACTTGCTTGTAATTTTTGATATGCCATTTTTTTATTTTTTAAAAACTTCTTTATTATTTATTTTTTTAAAACAACAATTAGATATCTCTTTGACTCTACTATCGTTAATAGTATTATAAGGTATATACAATAAAGAATTTATTTTCATTCCTTTTATTACTTTTTTTAAAAACTTTTCTTTGTTTTTTTTTAATGGAAGATAAGAATATATTACATCAAAATCTTCAAAAAACTTTTCATCTAAATCTTCTATGTTATAAATTAAATACTTGTATTCATGCAAATATTTTTCTAAAGATTTATCATATTCAACACCAAAAACATCATACCCTATATTTTTAGCATATTCTAATACATTTCCTGAACCACAACCTAAATCTAAAAATTTAAATTTTGGTTTATATATTGCATCTATTACTCTTAGTGATGAAATATTAATAGGAATATTTCCCCAATAATATCCTTCACGAGAATAATTAAAAGTTTGTTTTAATTCTCTTAATAAAAGACGATAGTTTTTTATTCTTTCTTTATTCAACCCACCTGATACTGAAAAAAAACTGTTCAGAATTTAATATTTCCTCACCCTCGTTTTCAATAAGTCCGACATTTGTTGTATTTGCCTTACCACTATAATCTACGTAAGCAAAAAAAAGAGAACCAGACTGCGCTTGATCTTCGTCCATTGTACTAAAAGTTACTAATAATTTTCTTCTAAAATCACCTTCAACATTTTCTCCTTCAGAATCAAGAAAATCAAATCTCCAACTTCCACCCGATCCAGGGAAAGGACCTATTCTTTGAATTGTAATTTCTGCTAAATTTGGGATAGGTAAATTAAAACTCACAACTTCAGCATTTAGTCCACCAGAACCATCGTCGGTTAACCAAGCTGAATATGTATTAAAATTTTGAACGTCTTCTATTGTATAAGAATCTCTTCTTTTATTAACTGTAGCTGACCCTCTATTTTTTGTATCAACAAAAGAAGATACTCCATGAAATTTTGAACCTTGTGGTATCATATTATTTATTTATTTATTTATTTATTTATTTATTATATGGAAACGCTCTATTTAAAGCATCTTTTTTTTCATTACATCCACAATTTTTTTTTGTTACTTTAGAAACAGTATCAACTACTTTTTTTATTCCTGTAACTGTAGTAAACTTTTCAATAGAGTCTCCTAACCCTTTTGATTTTTGATTTAATTTCATTTAAGTTATATTTTATCAAAGATACTAATATTTTAATTGTTTATTTTCTAGACTTTGCACCTGAACATTTCCATCTTTTACGAGATAAATTGTTTGGTGTATTTGGGTCACTTTGTTTTTTCCTGCTTAAACCTCTTTTTATGCCCAAACTTCTAGCACAGTAACTATCACCCTTAGATGTCCCTGGTTTCACTCTTGAACCACCTCCTTTTGCTTTACCTGCCTGTCCGTAACTTACCTTCTTACCGCTTGCGGTAATTTTTACTTTTGCTTTTCCTTTCCTGGGTGTTGCCATTTTATTCTGATTTTGCTTGTATAACTACCCATCTAGTACCATCTGACCAAGCTGATATGCCGTTAAATGGTTTTTGTATATTGTAAAAAGAAGCACCATCTATAGTCTCTCCAAAAGGAGGGGTTACGTGTACTTTATCGTTTGCACCTACAGTAACATTATTAACCACTCTAATAACCCTATATGGAATTTCAGTTGCTGAAGGAATGTTTAAAACATATATTCCAGGACCTCCTACCCAATCAATGTCAACCATATTGTAATCAGTATCATAGTCACTACTTCCTGACTCAAAAGCCTGTAAAAAGTAAGGTATTATTCTAGTTATTGAGTTGTTTAATATATACTCATTTACAAACTTAGATAACTGTTCAATAGTATACACGTCTCTCATAGCATTTGCCTGCTCAGACCCTTTGTTTTTTGTGTCAACAAATGAAGCTACTCCATGAAATTTTGTTCCCTCTGGTATTGCCATTACTTTTTCTTTTTTACAGGTACGCAGTTAGGAACCTTTTTACCGCTCTTCTTCTTCATACCAATCGGTTTATATCCCTTCCAACAAGTGTTTTTCATTTTATAAGCCATTACTTTTTATTTTTACCACACTTGGCATAAACACTATTTGTTATTTGACTGTTAGATGGTAAACCAAACTTCTCAGGCTTTCCACCCATGCTTTTACTTGCCTGTGTAAAATAAGGTTTTAATTTTTTCATGATTTTTTCTTTTTTGTATTCTGTCCTTCCCATCTACCCATTTTCTCAAACTCAGTTTCCCCATAAGGATTACTATTTGCCGTAGGCTTCTTACCTGCTCTACCCATTTTATAACCTCTTGCATACTGAACGCTATCTCTTTTTCTAGCAGGTCTTTTTGTATCTGCACCTTCTGATTTATTTCTAGCTTGATTAGCCATTGCAAAATTTTTGTATGTTGGATTGTTTTTTTTACAATCCGCTAAAGCCTTACCTGTTAATCCTTTACAACTCATGATTTATTTCTTTTTGGTGATAGACCCTGAAGTCCTTGAAGTCCTTGTAGACCTACTATTTTAGTATACTTGTCCGTTACGTTTTTACGTCTTGCTGACTTTGCTTTTTTTCTGTTGGCTGCTATGGTTTTATTTTTGTTAGCCATCGCCTCCGAAGTAAGCTTTTTATTTTTTAACTTTAAATCAGCTATAGCCTTAGTAGTGCTATTTCTAAAAGCTAAAGTGTCATTGTTTTTCTTTTTAGAAGCGGAAGCTTTTTTTTCTTCGTCAGTCATAATTTGTATCTTTACAACACAAAGTTACTAAATTAAATTTTATGAAATCAGACTACTTAAAATATTGGAGGGTAGTACGTCAGTTTGTAAAAGTAAAATACGGACTAAGCCAAGCTGACCTAGATATTTTACTATTTTTAAAATCAGAAGAATACTTTTCAAAAGATAAGTTTGATGAATTTGATTCACTTATTAGTTGGAACGTACACAGGTTTGATAATCTATTGCGTGATAATTGGATAGAGGTTTTTAGAAAACGTCAAGGAAAATATAAGGGAGTATATACACTATCTCATAAAGCAAAAAGAGTCACCACATCAATATATAAAAAGCTAGATGGAGAAGAAATTCCTAGTAGCAACGATGGTAACCCTATGTTTTTGAAAAACGTGTCATACACCGACAAGGTGTATCGAAATTTTATAAAAGAAATGAATGCTGCTACAAGACAACAACGACATCAGACTCCGAAATAACACTATGCTGAGTTCCGCTAATAACCATCTTGTAACCTGCCCTTGAGTCGTAGTAGATATAATCGTTAATTCCAACAACATCTACATCAGTACCTGGCATTATAACCACACCCTTCTTGTATCTCAAATCTTTGGTGTCCTCATTTGTTAGAAGGATACCAGACTCCGTACTTATCTCCTCTACAATCTCATTAATAATTATGTATTTCCCGATTGGTTTCATTCTGTCTCGTATGTTCTAGCCATTGTAATAATAGCATTGGTTGATAAAATAGTTACCGCAACCGATACCGCATTCTGCAATGCAGACCTGGTTACCTTGGTCGGATCAATGACACCCATCTCTATCAGGTCACCATACTCCTTGGTTTTTAGGTTGTATCCAAACGAGAAGCCACCTAAGTAATGTTCCTTTAAAATTTCATCAGGGTCGAGTCCTGCATTGTTAAGAATTTGTCTGTATGGAGCTTGTAATGCGTTCTCTAAAATTTTTTTGGCTACAACAAGCTCTAGCTCATTATTGTCACCCTGTGGTCTGTAACCTATTTTTGCTAATGCCATACCTGCTCCTGGAAGGATACCCTCCTCAAGTGCTGAACGTGAGGCACATACCGCATCATCAACCCTGTCATACAACTCCTTCTGCTCTAAGTCAGTATTACCACCAACGTATATAACACCTATCCCTCCCGTTAAGGATGCAATCCTCTGAAGTATAAAGTCCTTGTCCTGACTCTGTTTTGTAATTTTATGTGCATCCCACAACTCTGAAACCCTTGTGTTTACACTAGCATTATCTTCTGCCTCACTTAGTATCACAGATGAGTCTCTCCCAACTATCACCCTGGAAGCGTGTCCCAAATCTGAAAACTCAATGAGGCTAAGATCATCACCCGTTTTTTCCGAAAAGTATGTAGCACCAACCGATAACGCAATGTCCTGCATCAACTCGTGCTGACGATATCCAAAGTTTGGTGGTGGTACTGTACATATCTGAAGTCCCCTCTTCTGCACATTAGCTGCCAAGGTCGCTATCACATTTGTACTGCATGGCGATATAATCAATAATTTTTTCTTATCTTGTATGATTGGCTTTAATATGTTCTCTATCTCAAGTATGTTAGAAATGTCCGAGTCACACACAAGTATGTGTACATCGTCAAGTATACACTCATCCTTCTTTTGGTGGTTTATAAACATCGGTGACGAGTATCCCTTGTCTATCTTTATCCCCTTCGTGGTCTCGTAAAAAGTTTTTGGTGTAGGCGAGTTCTCTACTGTAACTATACCACTCTTGCCAACCTCATTGTAACAGTCCGATATAATCTTGCCAATAAACTTGTCGTTGTTAGCCGATATCGTAGCAACATCCAATAAACGCTTCTTGGTTACCTTCTTGCTTTCCGATTTTAATTCCTTAACAATCAACTCAGTCTCACTCACAATGTGTCTAAGAACCTCTGTCTTATTTACATTACCTGTAATAAATTTCAACCCCTGCTTGACAAGTGCTTCTGTCAATACTATCGCAGTAGTAGTCCCATCACCTGCTGAAGCTGCAGTCCTGGCTGATGCCTCCTTCATCATCCTTACCGCCAAGTTGCCAACAGGGTCTGCCATGTCATAACTCTTAGCAACAGTTACACCATCCTTGGTGACTGTCATTCCATGTAAGTGATGTTGTGATTCGATTATTACAGTCTGACCCATAGGTCCTAATGTGCTCTTGACCGCACTCGATATCATCTCGATACCATGAAGAAGTTTCTTCTGTGAGTCTTCGCCAATCGTAAGCTCCTTTGGTGAGTAACCACCTGGTGATTGATTCATTTTAATTTAATTTAATTTCGTTAAGCAAATATACAATAATTATTCTAAAATCATTGCGTGTGACAAACGTGACAAAAAAAACGCCCCTATCTAATATATAAAAAACTATTATATTTATATTTCTTTCCCCTAACGGGACTAATAAAAATTGTCACAAAAAGCACAGAGCTGATAATCAATAAGTTAACTCCTTAAAACTGTCACAAAACTGTCACAAAACTGTCACAAAACTAATAAAAACACCCAAAGTTGTCACATTATTAACAAAAAAAAGAGGCAACATATAGAAACCTCCCCTCCCAAAATAGAAAACTATTTTAAAAACTTAACAATCATCGACCTGTTTTCTGCCAATTCAATGCCATCAGCAATGTCCTGTGTCAAACTTCGTGACTTATTTTGCTTCCTTAACTGGGCAGCATGAGATATCCCACTCATCCCAATTGGGCGGTCATTTATAAGTCTACCTCCCTCCATTTTTAAATTATTCATAACGCTTGTTTTAATTATTTATACGAAGTTACGAAAAAAAAATTATCAGATATATTGAGGTAATGGGTT